GGTAGAGCATGTCATCCAGGCCTTCCTTCCGTGGCAGGCCTTCCAGTTCGCGGACCTCGTTTCTGCTCATGTAGCCGTCCAGGATGGCGTTGTGATAGAATGCGCTCCGCGCCTGGGTGTCGCCGCGCAGCAGGCCGTCCAGGGAGAACTTCACGCTGAACACGTCCTGCTCGCCGGAGAAGAACAGTTTCGCCTCCAGCTCGTCCTCCAGCCGCTTGACGGTCGGCCGGAGGGAATACTGGACGAATTGGATGGTCTGGTGCTCGATGTTCGAGAAGGTCGCGTGCGTAAGTTCCGCCAGCATGTGCGGCGGGATGTTCAGGATCCTGCACACGTCATTGATCGACAGGACCTCGGACTGGACAAGGGCGGACGCGATGGGATCCACGGCCAGCTGCTTGTACTTGACACCGTATTCCAGGAGCGGGGTGTCGTAGTTGTTCGCGCTCGCCTTGAAATGCTTCATGAACGCCTTGAAGGTCGCGTCATCGAAGTGACCCTCTGTCTCCATGACGGCGCGGATGTTCCCGCCCTTCTCGAAGAACTCGGAGGCGAACTTCTCCGTGGCGTAGGACTTACTCAGGGCCATCGCATTGTACACGACCGGATTCACGCCCTTGATGCCGTCAAGGGTGACAAGCATGAAGTGAAGGATGTTATAGTCGGGATACGTGCCGGCGAGGAAGCTGAACTTCGGATCCGTCGGTACAATCTTGTACCATTTCCTCCCTTCGACGATCGTGATGCCGGTCACCCACGACGGATGGACCTGATGGAGGGCGGACGGATCACCATAGGAGTCGCGCTCGATGATGGCGACACCGTTTCCCCATCCGTCCAGCCAGGTGTTCTCCAGGTTCCAGAAGTCGAACTTGTTCGTGTATGAGTTCGGCCTGACGTTGATGAGACGGTATGCCGGATGGTAGGAGGCATCGACGAGACCTTCGTCTGTGCGTTTCTTGACGAACTTCGGGAAGGAGGCGATGTTCTCCGACCGGATGCGGATGCCCGCATAGAAGGCGGTAAGCTTCATCGCCGCGGAATTGGTCATGTTGACACCGAAACTGGCGTCCGGCTTGACGATTACGTCAGGCGCTACTACGACGTTCGCATCGCTGCGGAGCGATGCGAACCAGCGAGATATGCGTTCAAAAATGGGCATGCGGCCTATCTTTGCCGCAAATGTACCCTACCGATACGCAAAAAGCGTGGCCGTTTGGCCACACTTTCAATAATGGGAGTCCATTCTCCTCCTTACCTTGCGGAACGCATCATACGATTTGAATCTGGAACAGCCATATTTCGCCTCGAACTCAAGCTCCATTTGATGGTAGCAGCGGTGGAAGGTAAGGCGCCCTCCCTGGCGTCGGTCCGCCCGGATCCTCTCCCAGAAGACCTCGCAGAAACCCCTTGCGGAAACCATGCGTATCAAGTCATCCATCTTATAGGTTCCTCCAACTTTCGTCGTCATCATCAAGTGTCCGGAGACTGTGATCGGTGTATATCTCCTTCGTCTCTCCGTTTGTCACGTTCAGCCAGCCGCCGATGGCGTCAACCAGGGCGACGACGCCGTCTATCTTGTTCCTGGATCTGGCCTTGTCCGGTTTGATGTTCGCATTCGGATCCTTCCAGATTACAACATTCCTGAACATCCACCGGATTACCGGACATCCGAGGAAATTCAGTTCGTGCCTGAGCACGCGGGCTTCCAGGTCCTTCGTCGGTACCGACATGTAGCGGATGCTCTGCTGGTACTCGACCAGCTTTTCCGTATACTGCCCGAATTTGTTCTTCATCTGCCACATTCCCCACGGGTCGTAGGCGATGGCGCGGATGTCGTACTTCCCCAGCTCGTTGAACAGCTGCGCGAGGTACCACTCGTCATCCAGGACGGCGCCCGGCGCGATGGTTATCCATCCCTGCTCCCTCCACAGCCTGTAGTCCACGACGTCATTCTCCACGCCCTTGTCCTGGATCTTCGACTCCGGCAGCGTGAAGAGGTACTTCACGACCATGTATTTCGGGAAGAAGAACGCCGTCGCCGTAAGGTCAGTCTTCGACGCGAGGTCGATGCCGACATAACACTCTTCGCCGGCGAGAAGCGACTCGTCGAAGTCGGCGTTGTTTGCAGCAACGTCGTCGTCAGAAATCCACACCTCCGGCGCGTCCACCCACATGTTCAGGTTCTTCGTCTGGAAGGCGGCAAGCGTCGAGCCTCCTTTTTCCTTCGCCTCCTTGCACTCGTCCGCCATGTACTTCTCGCCCAGGGATACGCCGAAATTCGGATTCACCTTCTTCCAGGTCTCGGGGTCATCCCACCGGTCGCCGTCGTCAGGCTCATAGAGCATGATGAAGTGGTTGTCCTTCTCCTTGATTCCCAGGAGGACCTGGCGAAGGAACTCGAGGTCGGAGAAATAGGGATAGGATGTGTCGGTACCGGCCGTGGAGATGGAGAAGATGAGAGGCTGGGAGCGGGCTCCGGTACCGGTCTTCAGGACTTCGTAGATTTCGTTCGTCTTCCAGGCGTGCCGCTCGTCGCAGATGCCGCAGTGGATGTTCAGGCCGTCCTTGTTCTTCGTGTCCTTGGAGAGCGGCTTGTAGGTGGATGCGGTCTCCTCCACGACGATGGATCCTTTCCGGAACACCCTGGCGAACTCCGACAGGTCGCAGTTCTTGATCATCTCGGCCGACGTGTCGAAGCAGATCTTCGCCTGGGCCTTGTCCACTGCGGCGGAATATACTTCCGCGGCGGATTCGCCGTCGGCGATGAGCATGAACAGCGCGATCACGGCGGCGAAGGTGGTCTTGCCGTTCTTCCTGGGGACGTAGACATCGGCGTAGGTGAACCGGCGCTTCCCTGTCGATACCAGTTTCCAGCCGAAGACGTTCGCGACCACGAAGAGCTGCCAGTCCTCCAGGAGGACGGGCCTGCCGGCGAACTCCCCTTTGAAATGCTTCAGGATCTTCGCGAATGCGACGACGCGGTTCACGGCCTGCCAGTCCATCCGGATATCGTCGCGTTTCTGGTCGGCCCTGTACCGCTCGCAGGCGAGGATGACCATCCGGCAGCTCGGGAGCGTGCCGGAGAGGACGGCCTCGACGTAGGCCTCCACCCTATTGCTCGTCGACATCCTCTTCCGACTCATACTCTATAGATGCAAAAATGCGCTTGATTTTGTCGCCCGGTTTCTCATCTGGAGACTGGACCCGGAGGCGCTGCTTGTCGACCGGCGAGAAGCCGAAGTTCGAGCCTATCTTCAGGAGGATCTCCAGGGCCTTGTCGCGCTGCTTCACGGCGGGGTTCGGCACGACCAGCGTCCCTTTCTTCCCCTCGATGACGAGATACAGCCCGTCCTTCTTGACGGACTCGGTGCACGTCATGAAGTGGTCGTACTCGACGGCGTAGAAGAAGATCTGGGAGAGGAAGGATTCCTCCAGCATCCCGAGGGCTGCGACTTTCCTCACGGTACGCCAGTAGATGTCACGGGCCCTCCGCGTCGCCGACTGGAGTCCGGAGATCTGGCATTTCCCAATATCGGAAATACCGATTTTCTCTCCGGTCACCGAAGACGGCCTGTCGCGGTCGGCCCTGTCGGTCCCGCGCAGCTGAAGAAGTTCCTTCGGAAGCGGTTTTCGTCCTCTCATTTCAAGTTACACTATAAGTTCCGGCTGGCCGTCGCGTGCGGGCACGCGAGGTGGGCGCCGGCCGGAGTTCCGATAAACCCCCAATTTTGACAGCGCGCCTTCGAGACTGGGGGCGTGGCTTAGAGCAATCATCCCTCGAGAGATTTTGACCCCCTACCCCCTCCGGCCTTGACCAGTTGCACTGGCGTCGCGGTTATGACATACTTCTGCACCTTCAGTTCCCCGTCATACACTCGCTTGAGGTTGAAGACGTACGTCCATCCTTCCGGCAGAGGAGGAAGGGGCGGCAGCTGCTCCATGATGATGTCATCTATCGTCTTCATGACTTACTTCCAGGTTTGGGCGTCATGTTGAATATCTTCGCCGCCGCGATTGCCTTGGATACTTCGGTCAGTTCCTTCGCCTCCTTCGGGCTCTCGCGCAGCGCACCCGCCGCAGCAAGCAGAGCCGCGGCGAAGTACGGGCTCTCATGGGCCAGTACGATGAAAGCAGCGCCGAGTCTCTTGCTGTCCAGCTCGCCTTCTAGTTCACACCCGGCCAAGGCGATGCCGTCTTCACGAAGGCTGATTTCCCAGTATCTTCTTCATGGGCCATCGTGATTAGTCCAATTACCATGATCATCCCTTTGATGAGATCCTTCGCCGCTTCTTCCGACTCGTCGTAGAGATGGGCGATTGAGTTGACGATGGTCTTTCTGATTCCGTCTGCGCCCTGGTCTTCATTGACCCAGGAAACGCCGATGTCACCTTTGCGGAGAAGGACGACTCCATGATAACCGTGTTCGTCCAACCAGGTTGCCATCTCGTTAAGTTTCGCGGTGTCTTCCGCCGACGGAGCGACTCCGTCCTGATGCTTCATTTCCATATATCAGTATTTGTACTTCATCTCGTTATCCGTTTCGATTCTTCCCAGATGTACTCAGCCGCCGAGATACATTCATCGGCCAGCCTTATCAAATTCCCCATTGCTGTATTCGGATCTCTCGAGAGGATGTCGTGCATGAATCCGGTCGCCTCGTCGCGGATGAACTCTATCCTGGTTACGGGGCGCTCTTCTACCTCTTCCGCCTCCCGCTGGGGTCTAACGTGTGGTATTGGCATCGGTGTACTTGTCATTGATTAGATGGTTTCTTCTTGTGGTCTGCATTCGTGGCGAAGGCGACGATGTCAGCAATCGTCACCTTCCGGGCCAGCGGTGTCTTCCTGCCCTTGATCATGAATTCCTTAATGACCTTTTTCGTTGTTCGGATCTTCATTCGTTCTTATTTCTGGTGTACGTATCACTTCCTCAAGCATGGATATTATTCCATTCATCAGGACAGAACGGCCGTCTCCCAGGCCGGTGACAAGGCTCTTCGCCATTTCTCGGCTCAGGGCTATGCTCAGTTTGAAATCCCGACCAACTCTTATCTCGGTCATCATCGAGGGCCTGATTTCAAACCACTGGTGTGATTCGATGAGTTTCGCCGGATCTCCTAGTTGAAGAAAGTCGTTCCAATAGGCCTTGAACGTGATTTCCATGATATCATTTCTCTCCGCCATAACGCATCCGTGACTATCCGTGTCCGGGTGGTAGCTCAGGTCGGGTAATTGAACGGAATACAGTTTTGCTAATAGTTTATTCATGTTCGTTGGTTACGCTTCCATTCCTGGATCTTCTTCTTGTCTCGGTTTCCCTTCGCCCGGTTGCACTGCTCACACAGCGACTGCAGGTTCGAGCGGTCGTAGAATTTGTCGACGCCACAGATAGGCCACGGCTCGATGTGATCCACACAGGTGGCCGCCCTGGTAATCCCGTTGCGCCGGCATTCCTCGCACAGCGGATGCTCGACCCTGAATGCCCGGCTGAGCTTGATCCACCGCCAGGTGTTGTAGATTGGAGCGGAGCGTTCGCGGACATACTTCCCTTCTGCCCGGGCCGCCGACTTCTTTGAGTCCCATGCCAGTTTCATTTTCTTTCTGGTAATTCAACATTTCCTTTCACCGTGATTGAGATAAGATCTTCCCGCGGGCTGACGAAAGGATACGATGTGATAAGACACGGAGGACGCTTATCGATGGGAATCTCCACGGCTATTCCGCCTGGTTGAATACCCATCTTTTTAATAAACTCTGCTTCGGCATCGATTCTCCGTTTCGCTTCACGGACGATCGCGGCGATTTCGTCTAATTCTTCCTTCGTCATATCCTGTACCTTTTCTCCTGACGGCAGTATTCGTTCCACGATAGCTCGCCGGCACGCCAACGCCGGACAATCTCGTCGTGCTTTCTTTTGCGCTCTTTTCTCGACCTGGCGAGTGAATTAAAGTCTATTGAACCGTTCGTAGGCATAACTGATTATTTATGATTCATCCGAAACGGACATCCTTGCCTGGTACCGGACCGCCGTCAGGGGCGCACGGCTCAAGTTCCCCTGGGCTGACGGACTTGTATGTGTTCCGACCAATCCGGATCATGACGGACGTCGGATATACATCGAGGACTTC